CACGAGCCTTAAAGCCAGCTGGTAAATTAGATAAAGTACCAGAGTCAATAAGCTGACGCAGAATAGAGGTCGAGGCTTTTGACAAGCCTCCGATCATGTGGGTTAAACCAAAGCCATAGAATCCTAGCCCTGGTAAAAATTTGTAATGCACAAAGTAATTGATGCGTTCTTTTAACGGATCAGTTTCTTTGTAGTTTCTTCTAATAGATAAAACTTTGTTGTTAGCCATGGTGACAATGTAAGGAAGTTTAATTCCTGTTTCTTCACCTTCAGCGTTTATGTCTTCAAAGCCTGGTATGTCTAACTCGACATGGGACTCAAAGACTTGACAAGTGTCATCGTCTGAATAGCTAGGCTCAACGCCCTGTAACTTATCGATCTCTTCTTGAATATCGTCAGTTTCATCTGGGTTGGTTGTGCCATAGTTTAGTTCTACATCACGATAAAAACCGATTTGTTGCAGTTTGCGTATTTCATTCATCGACATGTTAATCACATGAGTGATTCTTGTCGCGCTGTGTAAGTCTGTTGCTCCGTAAGGAACAATCAAGTCTTCACTTGGAATGAACTTAGAAACTGCCCTGCCTAAGTTTTGATCGTAATATACTTTTCTAAAAGCTGAACCACTCAGTGGTAGATAGAACAACATTTGATCTGTTTCAGAGTCATACTCACGCATGACTTGCATCAACTGATAGTTCATAAATTCTTGTACGCGTGATGCTTGTTGTTCTGTTTCAGGTGTAGCCATGCCAACAACTTGTGTCTTGACTGGACCTTGAGAAGGTAACAGCTCATTGTAAGCTTGCGCTTGGAACTGAGTTACTGACTCAGCAAGCAATGGATGCATAACACCAGAAGCTCCCTCAAAGGGTTGAGTTCTTTCTTCGTAGTTCATGCCAAGATACTCTAGGCCATCGCGATATGTTTTTTCCCATTCTCTGCGTGACTCTTTGTCAGCATCGATGTTGCCCATCAAATCATTTTTGACTGAGTTTAAATCTCCGTCATCAATAATTTCAGCAAGGTTGGCATAGAAGTCTGTATCTTCCATGGGGGGAGTGGGCATACCAAAAGCAATGTTGCCATCTTCAAGCTGCTCAAAGTTATCGAAGTCTGCATCTTCTTCAGTTACATCAACTTCTAGTTCCATGCCTTTAGATCTATCACGAACTTTAAGTTCCATCTGTTCTTCGATGGTAATTGCTTTATCTACGTCTGCCATTTATCTCTGCCTGTTTTGTCTAGCTTGCCTTCCACCGCCAATAATACCACCATTCTTCATCTTTGTTGGATTATCTTTATCTAAGTCTCTAAGTTCCTTTTTTATTTTTTCAATCTCTTTGGAATCTTTTGCATAAGTTTTTGGTGAAATATAACCAGAGTCAGCCTCAAGCCTTCTTTCTTTATTGTAAAGTTTCTCCTTAAGTTTTTTCTTTAGGAGTTCTTTGGCAGCTTTTCTAGCCATGGTTTATCTTTTAGATTTTAAGAATGCCTTACCGTGTCCCTTAACAGCCAATCCACCAGCTTTCATTTTTCTCATTTTTGGTCTTGTGGGCCTAGATGCCATATCGTCTCCAGGCATAGCCATAGTAGGAAGTACGCTTTCAAAGTTTGATGTATCTGATGTTCTGTTTTTTCCAACCTTGCCTTTTGCAGAACGAGTTTGTTTTTTCTTTTTAGCAACAGGCTTTCTTGAAGGCGTACGTTCAGTTGTTCCGCCTTTTTGAGCAACTTTTCCAGCGCCTTTTTTAGTTACTCCAGCTTTTGCTTTACCGGCACTTGGAGCTAAAATTCCAGGCGATGCTGCTGCCGCTAATCCAGCGGCTATCTTGCTTCTTGGAGAAACCCTGCTCGCAATTTTTGAAGCAGTTTGCAAAGGAGCTGTTTTTGCTTTGTAAGCTTTTCTCAAAGCTCCTTTTATTAATTTTCCTACAGCCATTATCTTTTGCCTTTCATGTAAGCTTTACCGAAACCTCTTTTAGCAGCGCCAGTAGCTTTTCTTTTATTAACTGCGCCACCATTTCTGTTGCCTTTAGAAGCCATACCGCCGGATCTATATCCTTTGGTTTTCATCATGCCACCGCCAGCTTTCTTCTTAGGTTTTCTAATAAAGTCAATCGCGCCTTTATCGCCACCGAACTTTTTGTCTTTACCTAAAAGAACTTTCTTAGCTTTTTGACCGAGTCTATTTAAAGGACCTCTGGCTTTACCGCCACGCTTGTTGTAAGCAGCAAGCTCGTTAGCATCGTAACCTTTTTTCTTCAGGTCAGTCTTGGTAACAGCTGTATATGATTTGCCATTGTGAGTAAACTTCGTGCCTTCACCTTTGGCTCTAGCCTTCTTAAATGCTTGAGCAAATGTTTCTTTTGGTGCTGGTTTCTTTTTTCTGGTTGCTAAAGCTCCTATGCCAACAAGAGCTGGAGTTGCAGCAATACCAGCAACTGCTGCTTTTTCTAGCCCTGGATTTCTCCCTTTAAACGTAGGGGTTTTAGTTTTAGCTGTTGCTTTTGCTCTTTTTGCTGCTGCTGCTTTATTAGCTGCATCAATTTGTTTTGATGTTGCGTTTTTTACACCAGTATCTACTTTTTTAGCAGTAACTTTTGTAGATTTTTTAGGTCTGCCTCTGCCACGCTTGATTGCTGTTTTAGCAGCTTTTTTAATTAACTTCCTTGCCATGATTATTACCTCTAATAATATATTCGTTGTCGGGGGATTGGCTCTTCATCTTCTTCATCTGAATCCAATCTTACAAAGTTACCCTGACGAAATCTTAGTATAGCCTGTGTTGTCGAATCTACAAAGTCATCGTGTTCACCGAAAGGAAATGCTGCGCATTCCTCTATAACTTCCTCTGCATAAATGGCATCAGGAGCCCACACCATCCCTGCTTCAAACACAGGAGAGGCGCTGTGTACACGGGTGACTTTGTCCTTCCCTTTGGTGGGTCGGTAGTTCACCACAGGTATGCCCATCATTCTTAACTCGTGCGTCAAAGGCGTACCACTTGCTTGAGATTCTACCAAGACAATGTCCGGTTGCCAATAGGTATATTCATCATAAGCTGTCGATTTAAGATCGGGAAAATCCCAGCGCCCTTTCTTAGCATCTAAAAGTATGATGGATTCAGGCGCTCCATCGCTAGGACGAAAGACGCCCCAGGTGGTAATGGCACTAAAGTCAGCAGTCTCTTTGGCGCTGAAAGCGGTGTCGTAAGATTGCAAAATATAAGAACATGGTGGTGGATCATCGTGGTCCCACATCTGCCACCACTCGCGTTTGAGCAAAGCGCCCTCTTCGGAAGTAGGATTTTGCATGTACTGAGCATTCCACTTAGAGATTGGAATCGAAGCCTTAACAGCTTCTAACTCTTCAAGCTTCCAGAAGCCAGGCCACAAAGGAGTGTTGTCTTCCAAAATGGCAGGCAACTCTAAGATCTCCCATTGATCAGCATGGTCTTCGCTCATGCGCTTGATAAGTTTCTCAGTAAGATCTAGCGTTGACCAACGCGTCATGACAATCACAATAATGCCGCCGGGCTGTAAACGCTGGCGCGGGCCGGAGGTATACCATTCATATGCCGACTCAAGGGCAGACGGAGACAAAGCATCTTGCTCGGAGTGAGGATCGTCAATGATAAGCAAGTCAGCGCCTCGACCCGTGATGGCGCCACCGACACCCGCTGCGAAATATTCGCCGCCTTTGTTCGTCTCCCATCGACCTGCCGACTTGGAGTCAGCAGACAAACTCACCTTGTTAAAGATTTGCTTGTACTCATCTGTGTCCATCAAGTTACGCACCTTGCGCCCGAACCTTGCCGAGAGTTCAGCGGTGTGAGTTGTTTGCATAATTTTCATGTCTGGCTTGAGACCCATGATCCAACTCGGAAAGAACACGGAAGCAAACTCGGACTTGGTATGACGTGGGGGCATGTTAACGATCAGGCGCTTACACTTACCCTTGGCTACCGCCTCGAGCTTTTGCGCAAAGAGCTTGTGATGCTCACCTTCGATGAAGCCATCCCAGACGTGCTTAACGTATTCAATAAAATTATCTTGTGCTTTCTCTCTTACGCCTAACTGCTTGATTCGATTTTGAATCATGACGATCTCTTTCAAAGCATCGTCAGGGACATGTTGTAATTTAGTATTTTTTGCAGACATCTCAAAATGTTTTTTTCTGTGTGAAATATGGTACCTCAAT